CAATATCCTCAACCGATAACCCCTCGGCCAATGCTTCCGATACGGTTGTTTTAACAGTTCTGATATACCTCTCCCTTGTGGTGTTGGTAATTACCTTTATGCGCTCGCCAGTCTTCTCCTCGACATACCTGATGAGGTAGCCGTCCAGCCACTCTGTTAGGTTATCCTTCTCATCCTTACTCTTACCCTTCAGGTTATCGTACGTCCACTTTCCGAACGACTTTCCCACATTCCTGTACACCTCCCGCTGTGCATTTCTTACCTGCTCATCGCTCAGGTTGATATGCTCAGCCGTCGCCACTATCTCACTCACATCCTTTGCCTGCTTTACCTTTAGAAGGTATGGCTTATACATTGCCCTTAACGCCTTACGGTAAATGGCACTCGCCCACTTCTCGTCCCGCTTCCTCCTGAGCTCAACCGTTCTAACGGTTATGCCCTTGTTTAGGTATGCCTGCTCCCTATACATCATAGTTCTTCATCATTTACTGGTTCTTGCGGTTGCATATCATCATCGCTAACCATGCTCACGGGCATGTATCCCGATGGAATAAGTACCTCATCCATCACGGGTAGGTCTATTGGCTGCCGGCCCATCGCTACCCTCTTCTCGTTCGGTGTTAGCCACCATGCCTGCCCGAGCGCCGTAACCATGGTGTTGAGGTCGTCGGATAGCTCGACAAACGCCTGCATGTCGTAGTCTATGTAATAATCTGTTCCAGCACATAGCAACCTATTTAGTGCATCCTTAACACGCTCCATAACGGGTAGCACCGCATCGGTAATCATAGCCTTGCGTGCCTCACGGATGTTATTATATGTAGAATGTTCGGAATCTCCAAAGAGTTGAGGAGTCACATTGTATATCATGCATAGGTCTCGCAGCGTTAGTTTCTGCTGCTCGATCACCTGCATGTCGACGGGCGATAGCCCAACCTGAGTAAACCGCATGGGCTCGCCCGTAACTATTATGTCCCCCCGTGAGCCATTCTGTTTGAATGAATTCCATAGTTCCTTTACCATTTCGACTGCCGACTTGTCCCAGTTACCACCCTCGCCGCCAAGAATGCCCCGAACGCCATAGTTGGCGAAGTTATCCAGCTGAACGCTCGTGGTGTAGTTGCTCAGCTGTATCAGGTTAGCCGCAGCCTGTATGGGCGATAATCCATATAGTTGCGATCCCTGAGCATCGTATATCGGATTAAACATCTTTATATGTACCACGTCGTCTGGCTGAATAACGCCATCTATAAACGCATCCAGCGTGTATCCCCTTACTGGGTTAATCCAGTTGCCGTATAGAATCTTAACAAGGTGAGACGGCATTACCTGTATCTGTATAACATCATTGGTTCCTAGCCGTCGTAGCCCATACATGTACCCGTTACCCGTTATGAGGTAGTAGGTTGCAAACTCCCTGATGATGTCATTCAACCGTTGAACCTTATTCGGTTCTTCGAGCAACCTATTGAGTTGCGTTCCCTCAACAGGCTCTAACGCCATCGCCTTGTAGCACATGGCCTTCTCGGTATCCTTAGCGTTTAGCGCATGACGGTATCGCTTTTCTGCCTGCGCATCCACCCTTCTATACACCTGCCACGGCACTCCATCCATGGCGTTTACTATCCTGTTTATGATGGAGTAGATTATATGATTGTACATGTAACCTTTCTCAATCGCATCCCTGCCGCTTGCAATAGTAGCAATTGGTACGCCAGAATGAATCATCCCGTATAGGAATCGGTCAAGCTGGCTCTGAACGCTTTCCTTTTCTTTTTCTTTACTCTTAAAATTAAATATTTTCATGTTGGCACTCCTATACAACGGCAACCTTTTTACTTGCTTTGCTTAGCATGTACATAACCGCATACCTTGCCGCATCAACTGCATGATTAAACCTATCGATCAGAATACTATTTTGACTATCTATGTAGCAATAACTTTTCAGCTCGCTGATCAGGTTATTGCTGTCAGGCGTAACGATTATAGAATAGGATAGCATCGTGGTTATTCCAGCCATAACGCTTCCCTTTCCCTTTTCGGCAGGAATAACCCTGTTGCCTAACCTGTTAAGTTCATCTATTAACCGCTGCTCTGCACTATCGCCTACGATAATGCTAGTTCCAGCATGCTGCCGATTTAGTTCTGCGATTTGCTGCGTGTTAAGTCTTGCCCTGTAAAAGCATTCTTGCAGGTATATGCGCTTTTGCCTTTCATCAATTCCAACCCTTATTAGCGTTGTAGGGTCATTCACGTACCCGTAATCCTGTCCGTATATGTACGTATCGCAATTGAACTCGCCAAGTTCCCAGTTTCCAAATACCACGTCCTCGCTTACACCTATTTCTCCATCCACGAATACCCGCTTGAAGTTGGCATTGCGCCTACCTGCCTCGAGTAACTCGTGCACAATAGCCTCCTCAAGGTAAGGGTTATCCCTGTAGGTGCTGTGGATATAGAACGCCTCGGGTCTCAGCATATAGTCCGTATGCACGTAGAACTGCGAGGTAGGGTTAAAGTCGAAGAATATCGTTCCCCTCGTCCTGATGATTAGCTGCCTTGCCCGCTCCTCATCGATGTGGTTAGCCTCATTGATGAATAGGATGTCCCTTGACGCCCCGTAAACCTTCTCTGGCTGGTCAACCGAGAAAAACTCGATAAGCGAGCTACCGATAGAGTAGGTTAGCGAGGTCTTATTCCAGCTGCTATCGCTGTATAACCCTGAACGTAACAGTATGTCGTTGAAGTCCCTTATTGCACCGCGCTTCAGATGCGGTAGCGTGGCACTCACCACCGAGATGATTAACGGCTTCCGGCTATACGTCGCAACCGTAATGAGTAACTGAAGTATGGAATAGGTTTTTGAGCTTCGGCTCGAACCCTGATTGACAATGTAACGGTAACCCTTGCGGAACGCGATTAGATTCCGCTTAAATACGTTTGTCGTTAGTATTTTCCTGTCGTTACTTACCACCTATTTCTCCGTTTGCCAACTTCTTTAGCTCATCTGCCGTTTCGCTATCCTGAACCACGATGTTTAGACCGAGAACCTTCCCGTCGCTGGTGATGTCATGCCGCTGCTTCAATGAGTACTGGTCTGGGTAATTACGCTCCAGCCACCACGCCGCTGACTGCCAGCTCTTATCCTCGATGATACGACGCTGGCATATGTCCTTTATCTTATCGTTACCCGTTGCCTCCGCTTTTTTAACAGCTTCGGCAAATTCGGCTTTGCTACGCATCCACACCATGAACGTGTCGTAATGAATACCCGCAAGCTTACATGCCCGTACCCTTCCCTGCCCATCGCATAGGGCTTGGGTTATCTTATCAACGATTTCCTTTCCGTACTTCATAGCTTTTTCCCTTCATCCTTTAACTTTATCATTTATCTTTACTATAAAGGATTGCCATTCTTTAATATTTGTAAACCATTATCGAGCTTCAACATTCTGTCAATAATTACTTGGCAATATTTTGGGTCGAGTTCCATTCCAAAGCATTTGCGTTTTAATTGATGCGATGCGACCATTGTAGTGCCTGATCCGAGAAATAAATCTAAACAAATCTCATCAGTTTTTGAAAAGTGCTCAATAAACACATATGGCAATTCTACCTTTTTTTCTTGTTTATGAATTGTGTCGCCTTTATTTGAATGTATTTTTGCAATTTGAAGTAATGTTGAAAACCCTTTGTTTTGATTATAAAATTTAACCTTTTCACTATTTCTAAACTCTGCAATAAAATCAACACGTGTCATCGGCGCATTATTGCTAATTACATGCGCCTGCCTAAAATCAATAGCGTACCACCTTGTAAGATTATTTCTATGCTTTGTACTTATATCAACATTCCTCTGTTCTGAATTAAGTATAAAAATATGACCGATTGTAAATAAAAATAAATTATCTGTGAAAGATAAATTTTCTAAATCATAAGGTGGGTCAGTGAATACCATGTCTGCTTTTTCATCTTTCATTAGCTTGGAGACTTGTTCAGCATCTGTGCTATCTCCACACAGTAATCTATGTAATAGCTTCTCGCCACTGTAGAATTCAATCAAATCTCCGATAACGATGTCTGTTTTTATTTCGTCAGGTATTTCATAATCATCCTCATTTGCTTCAACCTCATTGCTAATAGTTGGCAACTCCAGTCCCCACTCCTCCAGCAGTTTATCGTCCCATTCGTTAGCTAATTTTTCCCAATCCCATTCGCCAAATGGAACATTATCCTCAATGATAAACCGCTGCTTCTCCTCATCGGTCAACTCGCTTGCCTTCCTTACCCAGCTATCGGGTAGTTCCTTATAGCCCAGCTCGAGCAACGCCCTGAACCGCATGTTGCCGCCCAGTATCGTTCCGTCGTCGTCAATAACTATCGGGCGTAGCTCCAGCATCTTTGGGAACTCCCTAGTTCAAATATATAGTTTAGCATTTCATTTCCGATGTATTTTGATGATTATCTTTTCGTTTGCTGGAATTACCACGATGTTATTGTATGAATAAATGGTTATGGATGTTATTTGTGTTGTACTAAGTCCTTCTGTAATAAATGGGTACATTTGCGCCGTTGAACTCCATGAACCATTACTATTTGTGTATGAGTGTGTTACTCCGACAATTTCGCCATTAATAAATGTAAATCTTGGCTGATAAATTCCTGATGTGTAGTTTGAACCCGCAAGTATTACTCCGGGTAATAATCCAAAACCTCCTACTCTATAAATTGCACTACTTACCCCATTTACTTGTAATGCCAACCTATCATTTACACCACCAACAAATGCCATTATCCGTGTAATAATCTCAACCGTTTCACCCTCCTGAATATTTAGCGGTCTGCCATCAGGAAACTGCGTAATTGTTATGCTTGCACAATCGCTTGGCACTGTGTAAACAATGGTTTGAACATTTTCAAGATTTAATACCCTTGCTGCCAAATCCTTTAGTTGGTTAACCAGTCCCTTAATCCAACTTTTAACAGAGCCGTCAACCAGCGATGTGTAAACCGATTTGAACCAGTTGTAATCCTCATCGGGTACTTCACCGCCTGATGTTTCATCCTTTAATCCATCAATGGTGCTGTCGGCTGTATTAACGCCAAGTTCATCACCTGCAATACCCGAGCCAACCAGCGTGTCATCGTGTTCAACCTTTGTCAGGTAGTTGCCAACTAACGTTGTTATCCCATCAACCACTATATCCAACTCGTCAACGCTTGAGGCGTAAACCCTTATTTCGTCAACCAGCGAACTGGCATCAATTCTTATCTCGCTCATAGGCTAATCGTTTGCTGCGTTTCCCTTAATAATCCCCAAATCTATCGTTACGGCTCTTCGGCACGGCGTCAAAAATCCTTGAAGCAATGCCTTACCACCCTTGCCGCTAAGTAGTATGGTATCCGTTTCAGTTAATGTAACAGTATATTCGTTACCGATTTTCTCTATTCCGTTATCCACCGAAAGCGTTTTCACCTCTTCATGGTCAGCGGTTGACAGCAGTTTGAGCGTCATTCCGCTTACTATCCCTTCGCTTATCGGATTTCCTGAACTATCCTTAACGGTTAACTTCAGGCTTATCTTGCTCCCAACCACCATTGTTTAATATCCTTTCAATATCGTTTAACATTTGTTTAGGACTTTCACTTGGTTTGTATCTCAAAATCCGCCAGCCCATTATTGTTGCCTCGTTGTACTTCTCCATGTCATTTAGGTATCCTACCCCTCTGGTATGCCTGCCTCGCACGAATGCTCCCCCCTCTATCTCAATGGCTATTTTGTGTTCGGGTATGGCGTAGTCAAAACGCCAACGCCTAACGGGATGAAACCTATACTCAGGTTCCACCCCATAACGCCCCCGAAGCACCTCAAGGATAACATCCATTTGTGTTCATTTTTCCCAACCAAATATAGCACAATAATTTAGCGTTGTCAATAGCTGTTAATATTTTGTATCTATTTTAGCAATTTTCTTGAACAATCATCTTTGCAAGACATTTTTATGTTTGCATTACGGTATTCATCAAGTGTCATTGTCATTCCCGCAACTTTTCGAGTTCCAACTCTAATTCATAAATTTTGTTTTCCAAATCATCTTTTTCGGATTGAAGTTTTTTAATTTCTTCCTCCTTTTCTTTCATGCAATTTGGGCAAACATTTACCGCAACTTGCAAATATCCACGATAACGACTTTTTCTTGTATCACTTTCACTGCAGAGACCTGCTCCGCAAGTGTTACAATAAACCTCAAAATCTATATCAATATTTTGAGTTACTTGAATTTCTACATCCTTAAAAGTTGTCATATTATTAATTTTTAGTTTTTACTCGTATAACATTAATTACTATATGTCAATCTCGAAGTAGTAATGACCGCCAGCCTTCCACATGACGCATTGCATTTTGAAGCGCGTTAGCCATATATTTGATAGTATGGCTGATATGACTTCCTCGTTTCCGCTCCATCCGCCTGTATGCAATTCAAGTTTTTGCTTGCCCTTATACTTTCTGTGTAGAATATATCCCCAATCAGCCATGTACCAGCCTTCTGGAAGTATTTCGCTGACAAACTTCAGCAAAGGCATGCTATCGTCTGGTTGATAGCCCCTGATGAATTGCAGCCATTCTTCTGTCGGATAGCCGTTTACGTCTAATAGAACATCGGGTAAATGGTTTATATTTATTTTTTCTAATACCATACTCATTGAATTTTATTAACTTGTTGTAAATGTTTGTTTATTCTTTACGGGTCTTTGACAATTCATTTAAAAGGATTTTAATCAATTCTCTTAAAATCTACTCTTTCAGAGTAAAAGCCATCAGATTCGCCATACCAGCGAATATCAACGTGCCCCTTAATTGTAGCAATTTTGTAGAATGTCCATGTGTGAGAATCATTTTTATCAGGATCATCCACACTCTCTACAACTTCTTCTGCTATTAAAATTGGCGATTCGATTAGATCATTCAAATCGCCACAAATATCATCAATTACGACTGTTTCATAGTATTCCTGGGAGTGATACATCCTGTATCTTTCTCCCGTAGTACAATTAAAAATAATATCATCCCCCTTTTTGTCGATGGAAACTAATGTCTTTCCAATCAATTCTGAAATCATTGCATTCATCTCTTTATCAGTTTTAGTTTGTACATAATTATAATTTTAAAATAATACTACTGTATCTTACAATGTTATCCGATTAGCAATTCATTAAGCATTTCATCTATACGCTGTATAGTAATCCCGTCAAGCTCTGCACCGTCATGGTAGGTGTGAGCCGAAACAACCCTGACGCTTTCCAGGTAAGATGAGAAGGTGTCATAGTCAACTCCATCAATGGTATGCGTTTCCCTTTCTGTTTCGCCATACTCTGCCTGTATGACAATGTTAACCGTATCGTCTCTAATGGGGATGGCGTACTCGTAGTATCCCTCTCCGTACAGGTCAGCGTTAAGCCTAGCCACCAGTTCTCCGCATAGCAGGCTTAGTTCTTTTTCGTTTAGTTCTATTTCCATATCTATTCATTTAGTTTGATTAGTATCTAATCTAAATCGATTTAGATTTTGTTTAGTTTAACGATTTCAGAACGGCAACCTCTTATCATTGCCGTTGATGTTTACGTGGATATACTCGCCCATAATGCGACTAAATACCCTCGCACCGTACCGCTGTGTTATCTGCTCCAGCGTTAGGTTCGTGGTAAGAACGGTAAGCAGCCCACGGCTATACCTCTCCTCAATCAAATATGCCACGCTATCAATCACGTTGCCGTAGTTGTTAACAATGCTCTCCGTTCCGATGTCATCAACCACCAGCGTGTTATGCATCTTCCCTAATTTTTCAAACAGCTCATGGTCTGTGGTTGCAATTGTCGCCACCTGCCTTGCCGTCGAGTAGCGCAGGGTAATATCCACCAATTGCCCCCTGTATATCCCCCGAATGTCATCGATAAGCGAGTACCCGCATAAGGCCTTAACCAGCGTGGTCTTACCCACCCCAGGCGTTCCCATCATTAGAATGCTTTTACTCGGATTTACGATTTCGTTACTGCAGGCGTGTGTCCAGCGGATAAGCAGTTCTATTTCACTTTCCAGCGTTCCGTCGTATTTCCCCCCTGTGTGCATCTTTAGTATTTCAACGAATGCCCTCTTGGCAACGTTAATTTTGTATGGCTTATAGGCTATTCTTTCCATGTCCTTATGATTTATAGTTGTTAAGGTTAATTTTGCTCCAGTCTATATTCTTCCATTCGCCCTGCGGGATGTTATTCCTCTGACAGTAGTTCATCTTGGCAATCGCTTCGCTGTAGTTGGTTGGCGTGCGAAGGTCTTTAACCTCGGTTAATTTACCATTTGCCCAGCTGCCGTTTTTCCCATTTCCGTTAATGCCAGCGTGCATGAACGCCTCATCACGGAATTTTTTGTTTTTAAAAAAGAACTCGGTTAGTTTCAGGTACTTGGTATCGCTCACCGATGCGATGTATGCGGGTAACCTCTCAATAATGGCTTGCCTTTCCTCATCGGTAAGCCTATTATACCAGTATTCGCGGCAGTACTTCATGTTGCTATGCCGTTCTACTGGATACATACCCCAGAACCTTTCAAAACTTCCGTCGTCATTTTCTTTTTTGGCGCAACTTTTTTCTTTTTTCTTACTTGGTTTAGTCTCTTCATTTTTTTCTGAAATCTGACATATATTTTTATTATTTATATTATTATTATATATATTATTAT